AGATTAATGATTAAAAAGTCTTAATCTTAATACTAGACTCGGTTCTCTATAATATCATCCAAAGGGGATGTTATAAATTGTAAAAACAATTCACCTAAGTCTGTTTTCTGAGGACGTTCTAATTGCCACCAATTTATTCTTAACATAGTGAGTTGAGAACTTCCGCCGACTGATAATAAACCTTTAGTACACAAATCACTTCCAACTTGACTGTATAAATCTAGTTTTCCTTCCATGTCTGGAATAATTACACTAATATCACCCATCTCAAAATCAAAACTAAGAAGTGAAAACTTTTCCGTAAAGTTTTGATCTGCACGGAAATTATTCAAGTTTCCACCGGAATTATTCTTTATCTCATCTATTTTTATTTGATTTAATTTAAAAATATAATTAGGAGAATTAGGTAAATCATAGAAAAATTTTAGAATTTTTACATGAGCAATCGTAAAGTTATCAATGAAACTTAAAAACAATGTTTTATAATCGTCTTCAGGAGCTGTTTTCAAAGCAGAGTTGAGCACCGCATTTTTAAGGGCTTCTAATTTTTCTTTTTGATGTGTCCTAATGGCAATTTGAATGGCATGTAATAGTGTGGATATAAAACCTTCATTGTTTAAGAGTTCATCTATTTCTAATTTACCTCTTATCTCCAGTTCTTCTAACTTGAATGCAATATCCATTAATAATTGGTTAATTCTTTGAGTAATAGGTGGTGGGTAAACAACTGAACCAAATAATGCAGCAAAAATCGAACCAACCGGCCCAAAGATTCCGGGTAATCCTCCTATTATTAATGCATGCCCTAAATCTCCCTTACTTTTCTTTGTTTCAATAAGAACACGCTCACGATTTACATCCCTATTTTTCTTTTCCATTCGTTAATTCCCCCTAAAAATTAACTAGGGAATATCTATGTTATATTGGAATATACGTTTTTAAAATTTTAATATGAATTTTTAAATCAAATTATCACCACAATCATTCTTTTTTTCAATTTAACTAATCACTAAGTCAACCATTTTATACAACTTAATCCAGCCAGACATAGTTCCACTACTCACGTAAGCACGTAGTGAGGTGATATTTGCAGAAGTATTTGTCCAGTGGCTTGTTACACTTAAGTTTACCAAACTCGTTCCTGTGCTTGATTGGCAACTAGTGCTTACTCGTCTTTTTCCAGTAGGTGCTAAAATCTCTGTCCGGCCAAGACAAACCCCTTCAGCTCCATGACTGTTATTGTAAAGAGTGTTCGCGATCATGAAAGCATAATTTGTGTCTATTTTCGAATGATCAACACTACTGCTAGATATAATCCCATTACTGAGTCCGTTTGCAGTAGAAGAATTAGGGAGCATGTACACTGCCGCATCATTTGCAGAAAGGCTAAGGGCACATTGAACAAGATAGATGCCATCAGCGTTCCCATTCAATCCTGTGAAATCAAGATTATTTCCTCCAGATATTCCTGTTTTGGCCTCGATAAGTTTTGGCACCTGGAAAGTACCTTCATTAGGACTCATTGGTAAAAATGCATTATCAATCAGACCATTGCTACCTGCTTTAACTATTGCATTCGCTGTGCCCCCTGTTGCCGAGGGAGTGCCTCCATCAACGGTGTCTGCGTCAAGACCACTACCTGGGCCATCCACTGTTTTTAGTTTTGTGAGAACGTCATTAGCAGAATAAGAACTGGCTGGGAGATAGTATGCTCCTTCCTGGCCGTCCAGGAGGTCAGCGTCAAGGCCACTAGTGGATCCATCTACAGTTTTTAGTTTCGTGAGGATGTCGGTTGCTGTGTATATGCTGGCGTTTAGTTTTGCGTTGATTGCACTGTTCAACGTTGCAAGATGTGTCCCGTCTAGTGTATCTGCATCCAATCCCGAGCCACTTCCATCAACGGTGAGGAGTTTTGAAAGGATATCATCCGCCGTATATACACTGGCATTCAATTTCAAGGCCAGGTTGTTATTGATAGTGGTCAGGTCAGTGGTGTCCAGGACGCGGGTCCAGCTGTACCAGGTCCCATTTTCATAGGTCCGAAGGTATACAAAATGTGCTGAATCATAGGCCGTGTATTTCTGATAGATTATTGATCCATCAGCGATTACCTCAAGCATTCCAGCCAGGGCCACTGGATAATTAGTACCACTAGTTGCGTTGGCTGTGCTGGGCTGGTTATACAACCCTGTAGCTGTGTAATTGTTTAGGTTTGCACTTCCAGGAATGGCAGCACCCAGGGCTAAGATTTTTGCCAGTTCCACACCATCTAATTTATCCGCGTCAAGACCACTACCTGCACCATCTACTGTGAGCAGTTTCGTGAGAATATCGGCAGCAGTATAAGTTCCAGCTGGTAAGAAATATGATGCATGCTGACCGTCCAGGAGGTCTGCATCAAAACCGCTACCTGCCCCGTCACCTTCTTTTAGTTTTTCTATCAGGTCTGTGGCTGTGTAGAATGAATCAAGTTCAAATATGATTTTAGCCATATCTAGATGCCTCCTTTGAATTTCAGATCCAGGGAGTCCAATGTAGGCCGGTTCCCGGAAACTTCTGTTAAGGTGAATTTGAATTCAACATACTCAAGACCAATTGCGAGTAATGATAAATCCTCTCCATTAGCAATATTGGACTTTAGGGGTGTTTCCCCACTGGTTCCTTTGCTCAGGTCACAGACTATTGTTCCGGTAGTTTTGGTTTCGGTCCAGAGAACCTCAAGCCAATTCTTGAAGGGTTCTATGTTAGGGTATACTCTGAATATTGCCGTACCACTGGTTTGGCCTGTTTGTAATCGTATTTTATTCTCATAAATTTCTGTATTTGAAAGAATCAGATTTACTAGCATGAATAGGCATTTGTTTGCGCCGGTGAGGAATACCCCTTCAGCGTAGTCGTCTGGTAGTTCGGAGGTAATTTCAGGTTTGCCCATTGTGAATAGGGCAATTGCCCCATTGTATGCCTCTGCGTAGAAATCATCTCCTCCTTTTATGAACGGATTACTCATCGCTTATACCTCCTCCCCCTCCTAGTTGGACATAGGTTTTTGCATCGTATTTAAACCAGAATTCAGGTGCTTGAACGATTATCATTCCGTTCTTTTCTACTGCGTTGTGTACGATCGTGTTTATATCAAACCGGTCGCGCAGTTCTGGGTGAATATCTCCAGTTACTTTTAATTTCAAACGTTCATAGTCTATCAAAAATAAAACCTCCTTAGACGTATTCTTCAAGGTAGATAGTCACACTAGCCAGAACTAGTTGGCTGATAACAGATTTCACCAGGGCCAGGTCCTGGCCTTCAGGGATCCTCACAGTAACTACTCCTGGTGCTTCTGAAAAATGACTTGCAAATTTACAAGGAGTACCTGAGTAGTGATCGGCTGCTAATGTCACTCCTGCTTTACAGGCCCGGCCACTACCATCAATTACAATAATTTTTGCTGAATCAATGCTCAAAATATTCCCAATTACTTTTTTAATTCCGTTTATTGTGATATTTGCAGTTTTGACTGAGATTATATACGCTCGGTACTCTTCAATAGTTAAATTTCTCCGTGGAACTCCAAACCATTCTCTGAAGAGTTCTAGGGTTGTTTCGTTGGCTGTGAGTAAAAACCTGCTGTCACTAGCGTGGAATAAATCAGTAATGATCTGATCAAATTCAGGACCGATCCCTTCCTCGATAAGTTCTCTCATCGGGTTCATGTCTTCATGGATAGATGAATGTTCTGGGAACTGTTCACGAATTTTAACACCATATTTACTAGTCATTTTATCATTTACCTTAATTTTTAAGTTCAGAAAAGAATTTATAGAATTAAAACACAATATATTAACAGGAAGGTGAATTTCATGAATGAAGATTCGATTCTAAAGAGTTTACCCGCTAAGGTTAGTGAAATATTCAATTCAGCTGGTGTGGTTAAAACGAAGATGATTGATGGAGATCCACATATATTCACCACTCATGGTGATGAAACAGAAGAAATCGGAAGGAAACTAAATAAAATAGGATATATCTATAGATGGTATTATGATTTTGTTAATGAAGAAGAATCCCTTCTTATTGGTTGGACAAAGATTCGTAAACTCATTTAAACTTGTGTTAATGTAATTAATCCTAGTTGTGCCTCATCTTCTGGAGTTGTTACAACATTTTCAGTCGGTGCTGTTAAATTGTAGTCTAAAACTCCATCCGTGTTATTAATAACTTGCATAATCTGTGTCCTTATCAGATCATCGTCAATATCCAGACCCGGATATTCAGTTCCATAACTTGTTTCTCCACCATTGAAATAACAATTAATGTTTGATTCTATATTTGCCGCTATTTCTGACCAATTATAACCCTCGACTAAGGTCACAGTTGCTGTAATTGCGGTTTGAATATAATTGGGTTTATCAACAGTTATTTTAAGCCCTGCAACTTTGTTATTCTCATTCGTCAACAAAGAAAGAACCTCATTAATCACTTCAGTAGGAGTAGGTGTTTCAATCCCATTAACCAACACTTTAATATTGTAGTCTTCACCCTCCGGGTTGCTGATGACCTTTGCATCATGAACGCCAGTGATGCTCTCAGCCATGGATTTAAACCAGGCTTCTGTTCCCACTTGGCCGGCTTTACCGGCTTCTAATATTCTTGCCCGGAATGTTTCGTCATCTTCTTCATCCGATCCATTCAGAGTTGCAGCTGCATTTGTCACAGTGAGATCATCAATGGGGTTGGGTAATTCATCAATCGTGCTGGCATTCACATTACCAACAACTCCAGGAGTGGCTGCCTCGATTGGTGCAGTAACTGATAGGCCACCAGCAGTTATAACGGCCGGACTGGTAGTTATATAGTAAATCCCATCAATTCCCCCGGTTTTAACAAATGTGCCTTTGGAGATTGTGATATTGTAACTTTTTACACCTGGAGTTGAGAAAGTAACGTAACCTGTGGCTTTCACAGCCTGTTTTCTATAACAATTGAACATCACTCCAATCATGTCAAGGTATCCTCGTTCAGCTGATTGGGGAAAGGCTTGGCGGACCATGAAGTCAATCCAATGCCTGAGTTCATAGGCTGGGATGCTTACTGATTCTAAAAAATTCCTAGCCTCTGAACCTTCATTAAAATCTGTAATCTGAGTTAATCCTCCTTCAAATGCAGCCTTGTAATAGTCCACCATTCTTTGAACTATTTCTGCCCGCTTAATTTTCAGGCCTTCTACGTTTGTGAATTCGTCAGCCATTCTATAACCTCTCCAGTGTGAATACTAGATTTGATGATTTAATTTCACTTATAAACTTAACAATAACCTCTACAATGATAACGTCTCTTTCAAATGTTACCATAATATCCCCAATCTCTTCTACTCGGGGTTCTTTCCGTAAACAGTTCTCAGTATAGATTTTAAGCTTATTCTCGGCAACAGCCTTATCCGTCTCCCCAATCACGTCATGGTCATGATTACCGTAACCATCATAGAACTTGTATAATTCATCATATTTTGTCATCAGCCGGTTGTATACGGCCTGTTCCGCATTCTTTAACCCTGATACAGTTTTTATATCTCCATGGGGACCTACTTCCCAAGTGTTCTTTATATCTGTTCCATAGATTGTTTCATCTACCATGGCCATTACCTCTATATTTTACCAACGATTACTGGTGCTTTGATACTGCCTGCCTGGAAAATCAGGAGAACCCTATCACCAATTGCCAGGTTCAAAGATCCAGATCCAAAACATGGTTTAACTACAGGAACATTTTCAAAAGGGATTACATTTTGACCAACAGATAAACCAATATCCACAGTAGTATCATGCACCCTAGTGACCGTTGCGAAAACAGAAGGTTCACAATAATTAAAATAAGGAGCCATCGCCCTTTTGATTTCAAGGTCTAAAGTTTTACCTTCTCTACCACCCATCATTTACCCCCACAGATTTATACTAACTGATTCCTACTTGCACAGGTGACATCCACCTGGATCCATCTACCATCCAGGAAGATCATAGCATCACAGTGAGCGTAACCATTGCAAACCTGACCACACCGCCTGTAAGCCTGATAACCCAGTGATTGCACCATCTGGACAAAAAGAAGTGACTGGTCGTAACAGTTACCTCTACGGTATTGTAAAACCTGAACAGGATTGTACTTGAAATCATAATAGAATTCGTATTGTATATTGGCATCTATCCAGCGCCTAATCGTTCTGGGGTCCCCTAACTCCTTTGCCTTGAGGGCCACAGGGTCTGTGACTGAATAAATGATTTCTGCTGGTATTGTAATACTACCAGTTACAATTCCAGATGTTCGGCCTGGTTCTTCATAGATCCATTCAGATGGGGGTGTGGGTTGACCATTCAGGAGATCGACCTGGTGTTCCTCTGTGTTTTCATTAATACTTGTGCGGACGTTCTGAACGTAGAAACTCTTTGCAGTGTATTGACTCCATTGTGGAGGGATAATAATAATCCATGTCCCTGCAACCATCTTATCCAGTAAAGGAGTGTTGATACTGCCGGAGAACACTATTTTGTTACTTGTATTGAATAATTCAGTTGCTTTTGCCTTACCTTCATCAGCAGTTTTCAGACTGGTGTCTGAAACGATATCCTCAATAAATCCATAGGTTGCTATTAAGGAATCGTCCTTTACTTGTGCCAGGAATCTGTCATCTTCACCAAATGTTGAAACGGCTGTTATTATATTGCTAGAGTCCTGCTGGAATTGTAAATCTGTATAGCTGGGAGGGTAGAAAACATATCCTTCCTTGATAGGTGGCACGTCTCGGAGGACTGCAACATTATCAGGGTTCACAAAGAACTCTTTACCTTCCAGGTTAGCCAGCTGGTGACAGACATCCACTATCTTTTTACTGTGAAAAATAAGTTCTGGATGCCTCTTTGTTGTAGGGTCCAATCCTCCAGTGTTAACGCCACATTGTTCTAACAATTCGGAGGCTATTTCACTTATTGTCTTATTATGGAATCCTTTGAAGATCTTCCCATACATGGCCCGGGTCCAGTCCATGCAATCATAAGTATAACCTTCATCTGTTTCCCTTGGCTTAGTGATGAACCCTCCAAAGGACCTATGGTCCCCTATGATCCGGACCTGGGGATTCAGTTCAAAATCCACCTGTTCATCAGTTGTGAAAGTGGCTGTATCAGCCGCCTGAAGAGGATTGTTAATGGATAAGTCAAAGAAGGGGATCCTTTCATTCTGAACATAAATCTTAGTTGTCAGAAGCAGTCCCTCCCTTTATAATATCATTTTTAATTTGGTTTCAGGATCAACTACTCCTGTTGAGGTTAGGCCGTTAGCTGCCTGGAAGGCTTTAACGCTTTCTTCTGTTGATTCTCCGAAGTAATTATCAACATCCATTGAATGACCATTACTGTAAATGTAATATCCTGTTAGTTTCAGATAGGTTTGGAGTTCACCAACACAATCCCCACGGTCTCCTAACCTTAATGTTGGGCAGTTGGAGAGGGGGAGTGTTACCTCATCATCCCCTCCTGCTGCCCCGCCTCCGCTGGACACATTCCAGTTGGAAAAATCACCGAAAACAATATTTGGAACCACATATTCAATTAAACTAATCGTATAACTCCAAATCCCTTTTTTACCCTCATTATGCCGGATTTCTGCAATGTGGTATTGACCATTGTAATTTGCCTTAGATTCACTCGTCAAAATAACAGGTGTTCCTTTCCGTTCTAATCCTTCAACTTCTTGTATCTGGTCTTTCTTAACATGAACCGTTAAATCAAGTTTAAGGCCTTTTGAACCTTTATACTTGACATATGAACCATCTGCACCCACATAGGATTTATTTACCATATTCCGTTGTGGGTCTTTTGATATGCTCTTCACTTTCAGAGGTATGTTATCAAGAACAATGTAAGACATGTAATAGAACCTCGTTAATTTTAGTAAAGGATAAATAAGAAAGTATGAAAAAGAATTAAGTAGAGGTGATCAAATGGGGAGAAAATATTATGGCATTTTGGCTCTTTTAGCAATGATTGGGTTTATTGTAGCTGTTTCAGGGTGTACATCAAATAACAGTACTGATGTGCCAACTGCCGCTGATCAAACTTCAGACCAAATTAAAGCAAACGCCACAACAGTGGCTGGTGAGGCCTTACAACGAAACGCAGATACTTATAAAAATCAAAATATCAAAATCACTGGCACTGTCCAAGCTAAGGATGTAACTAACATGGTGATTACCATGGCCAATCCTAATTATATTGTAAAAATTGAAATGGTTGGTACAGTGCCCAATAATGTATTAGTAGGGGACACGGTAACAGTTTATGGCGTGTGTGAAGGTTATGGGATAAGTGCTGAGGATAAAAATCCAATTCCAATTGTTTCAGCATGGCAAGAGGGAGTCATCGTAACTTAAATTTTACACTCAGGGGAACTAAATATGAATAATTTTTGTAAGAATTGTGGAACTAAACTTGAAGGTAATGAACAACACTGTCCAGAATGTGGAACACCATTAAATGGCGTGCCAGAAGAAACCCTGAAATACTATGAAAATGAAGAGAAAAGGGCAAAAACGAGCAAATGGTTTAAAAACAGTGCTCTGTTCTTAATTGGAGCTATTATATTTTTGTTTGTTTTAGCATGGGCAATGTCTATGAGCTATCGGTAAACCAGAAGATAATTTTTTTATCTTCCTTTTGAATCGTTTAAACCACTAAGAGCCATAGTAACGGCATTTTCAACTTCTTTAACACGTTCTGAACTGTCAATACTTCCAACTTCCACCTTAACAGCACCTTCACTTATCACTATTTTACTTGTAGTTGATGAAGAAGACATTGGAGATACTGATGTTGTTGAGGTTACAATGGGCCTGTAATCTGCTTCATAATAACTGCCCTGGCCGTAAAGATAATCCACTTCTGTGGGCGAACCTGCACTTGGACTATTGAACACTACGTCAACCACGGCCTTAACTGGATTCTGCACGAAATCTTTAAATTTTTGCCAAGCATCTTTAGCAATATCAATTGCATTTGTTGCAACACTTACTCCTGAGCCTATCCAAGGACTGATAAAAGATTTAGCTTCATTATATTTCTGCTGAGCCCATCCAATCGGGTCTGAGAAAACACTTACACCCGTACCGATCCATTGTCCCACGATGGCCCGGGCCAAGTTCCATTTTGTTATTATATCATTTTTCAGAAACTCTATTCTGAGTAGGATATAGTTAACAAAGTTTTCAATTGTGTTTTTTGCAGCAATTACTGGTGATAATATGGCATTAAACACAAACACAGCATATAAATAAAGTTGTTGCAATGCCGGGATAATTCCAGGTGAACAACCCATGATGATACAATATGTCTTTTTAAGGGCATCGTAAACCTGGCCCCCAATGGTTGTTTTGTCATTGAAGTAATTTACAACATCCCCCCATAGTTGGCCTATTCTCCCACCTAAGCTTCCAAACCATGCAGGAAGACCATTCCAGGAAATGACAATCCAATTATATGCATCTATGAATGGTTGTTTTATTGCATTCCCCGTGTCCTGCATCCAGCTCATTACACTGACTTTAGTCTCAACAAGTCCTACTTTGAATTGGTAAAAGCCACTCATGACTCCTGCTGTGATCATTCCTCCAATGTCGCCTTTATCCATGGCCCTGAAGAAATCTTCACTACTTTTCGCATAGTCTTTATAATCCTGTTTATACTCCTTGAAAACATTAGAGTTGGATTTCATTAACTGGGCGTAGGTGTCGGTGCCTTTATTTATCCTATCAATAGTTCCAGCCTGTTTATCATAAGGTCCTTGGATATCTCTGAGAAGTTTGGCCTGTTTATACATGGCCTCATAAGTATCTGCATCACCATAAGCTTGGATATATTCCTCTGGAGATACCCCTTTACTTGCTGCTTCTGCATTTGTTTTACTTATTGAAATTCTACCTTCACCAGCACTCTCCAATAATTTTTTTTGTTCTAATGACTTGTTGTATCTATCAGTAGCGTCTTTTGAAGCGTTGGTATTGCTTGTTATTGCTATTTCTGTATCGCTGATTTGTCGGTTGATATCTATAACGCTCTTTCCCTGTTTGATTAATTCATCTCTTTTTTTAATCAAATCAGACTTTTTATTTTCTAAATTTTGAATTGTAGCGCTAAATGCGTTTATTTGATTTTTTCTTTGAGCTTCAACTTCGCCACACGCTACTTGGGCACTATTGGCTTGGCTGATGTAGTATGTAACTCCCAGGAGAGCTGCAACCATGGCTGCGAGACCGAGAGTTACCCCGGCCGCACTGGTGGCAAATGCCCGAAGACGGCTAGTTCCTTGGTTTGCCTTATTATTGAGATTACCCATAGCGGCATCGGCCGGAGTAATGGAACTGGTAAGAGCCTGTTCAGCAACAGCAGTTCCCGCAACCGCTGACTTTAATCCGGTTACGGCTGTGACCATTTTCCAAGCTAACGCTGCACCAGTTGCAAAAGGCCCAGCGATCATACCAAGGATTGGAATCAAAGCTATGATGATCCCAGCGATTACTACTATCCTGGCCGCCCAGCCCCCTGTTGATTCGTTGATGTCCAGGAACCAGTTCAAGGCTGCTTGGATGTAAGGTAATAAAACCGTACCAAACTGGGTGAGAATCAGTTGAATGTTTCCTTTAACTTCTTCCCATCTGTTTGCTGCTGAATCAAGCTGGCTTAAACCATCAAGGCCTAATTTCTTCATGGCCTCATTCATAGCCATGACACGTTCTTCTATCGTGGCCTTATTTTTAAGTGAATCAACTTGGGATGAAAGGATACTTCCTCTTTCAAGTTCGGCTGTGTTACCATACAGGATGTATTTAGTCAGGTCCTGCTGGATCTCATAGCCCATCTTCCCAGCAGCTAAAGATGCATTCATGTAGTCTGATGCAACATAGGCCACATTCTTGAGTGAGTCTACATTTTTAATGTCTCCTACACGGGCCACACCAGACAGGAAAGCATTCATAAAGGTGTCATCACCTGGAACAGCAGCAACTATTTGTTGAATGTTTTTTACCAGGCTGTCAGCCATGTCGGCTCCATACTTTTTAGTTAAAAGCATTTTGTTGAGTTGTGCCTGTGTAGCTCCCTGCCACGCTGTGGTGACCATGGTCATTAATCCGAACCCGGCCACGACCCCTGTTATCGCACCTCCTAATCCATCAAACGCCCCCACTACCGTACTTCCGAAAGATTTTGCTGATGCTGCTGTGCTGTTTAACTGAGAACTCATATTGCTTGTGGCTTTGCCACTGGTTGTTTGCAATTGAGTGTATCCTCCTCTGGCTCTGGAGAGGTCAGCATCTAGTTTGTTGAATCCGCCGGATTCGTAGGCAGACCTTATCCTGATAAGGAGTTCTTCTTGGTAGCTCATGAGAATCAGACCAATATGAGAGGTAATAGGTTAATCATCATCGATTTCATCTGAGTCTGGATCATTCAATTCGTACCAGATATGTTCGATGATCATCACAGCGTTAATCTGCAAAAGAGTTAAATCAGATATGCGGAGAGTAAGGCGGTATTTCTGTTTCTTCAGTAAAGTAACAAGGTAACCGCAACGACCTTTTTTCCGTGGATCTAAAAATCCGTAATTTTTTCGAGATATTTTTCTTCAAAAGGATCGGTCAGTTGGCCACTGATTATTTTTATTTTCTCGTATACCTGGGTGACCACTCCTTTCTGCATAGCCTTAATCTTAGATAATTCAATAGGCATACCATCAGGGGTGAGCCAGGCTTTACTACAGATTATTTCCTCCAAATCCTTTTTACTATTTTTACCAGTAGACCTCACGGACTGGCTCCACTCTGAATGAGAAACTGGACGGAGGTATACCCTCATCTTCTTAGTTTCCTTGGTTTGTGGATTGTACAATTCAATTTCGTCTTCGATAACGGTTTCTTTCCCTTCCACTATTAGTGCTTCCAGGTTGAAATCATCGATATCGTCAAAGCTTTCTATGCCTTTTGATTCTTCTTTAACCATAACTATCTACGTCCTTTGCTCCTCATGGGTTTTTGCTTTAAAGCTGAAATCCACTTTCCTTTTACTTTTAGGGTCGCGTTTAAAGGACCTTGATTCAATTATACAACCTGTGAAAATATCAGTCACGTTCCCATCCACAATGGATATTGGAACTCCATCAGGATAGTCATCAATTGCTTTTCTAAGGATTGTTTCGTACTGGGAATTGTATGTGTCTATCTTAGAAATCTTCACAGTGTACTTGGGATATTCTCCCTGGTCATAGACAGGGCCGTCAAAGGTGTCCTCTTCACTGGTATCCCATTTCTCATCAAAATCGAATCCAGTTCCACGGGCAACTTGCACCCCATTCACATATATTTTTACAGCCATCTCAATCACCCTACAATGTTTTTAACACGTTTATGGATGTGTTTAATCACGTCCTGGACTTTTATTGCAATGTCCAGGTTCAGAACCTGTTCATCAGAGGTGGATTTTTCCAGTGTGATGGTTAGGTCCTGTACAATCTTTTCATCAATCAGGTTCTGTTTCAACTGATTCGCTATGCCGCTGAGGGCAGTTATAGACCGTGTTACTCCTGGCCAGTTGGACACATCCATGTACTTTGTGACAAATAACAGGGTCCTGGCTGTGACTATTTCGTTGAGTTTCTTCCCACTGTCATCTGTTTCCTGGCTGGTTGTGACTGCTGATACTACACAGAACTTGTTGTCTTTCCTGTTTTTCAATTTGAAGATTGTCACCCCTGCATCTACCAGGGCATATTCATCAGCTGAACCAGTTTTGAAACTCTTATTCAGGCCAGTGACATCAGAGATTACTTTATTGGTTGGGCTTTCACTGATATTCATCCCTGCCACATACCCGGCATATCTGGCTGCTGTTTCTGCTTCGTTAAGCTCAGTGTTGCCAATGATGAATGTTTGATAGACAAGTCCTAATATGAAGACACTATCATTTGCCAGGGTTAGGGTTCTGGCTTGGCTGACTGTGTTATCTTTATCCATTGCAAGGATAGTTCCACTGGCGTTATCGGCCTCGAAACGGTCCTGAAGGTATTGTTCCACACTGGGGATGTAGCTTTCATCCAGTAGGTCTGTGAAAATTAGGATGTCGAAAGATTCATCCTGGATCTCCACCAGGGCTTCAGAAAGGTCACTGGTAGAAGGTTCTGCTGTTTCACTTCCCCCAGCAAATGGACTTGCAGCAACGTCTTTAAGAGTCTTAGTTAAATCTCCAGCTGTTATCTCCTCGATAATGCTTGAATGGCTCTTAAGTTTGTTGTACACTGCTGTTGCATCTGCCAGGTTATCCCAGGTCTCCAGTATTTCCGTTCCGTTCATGATTGTTACTTTTTTACCTGCAATGGAACCAGATGCTATTGTCACTGTGAGATCGTTACCCCAGGTTCCAGCCTTCACTTTTAGTGTCATGACTGTTACGGGGTCTGGAGTTGTTGTGTCTACTAGTATACATGATGCTCTTGCCCGTGTCCCAGCATTGATGAGTATCGCACTGGTTGCACCGTAATTGTTATTCTCAGGGTCTGGTTTGAAGATCAATGGTATGATCTTACTCCCGGGATAGGCTGGATCCTTACCCATTATGTCCAGGGCTTCATTCGCGTTCCTGGCATAATAGGGTGTGTTTTCATCTCCTTTTTCAAATAGCCCGACAACTGCTATGATTCCAGCTGAACCTAGGGCCACAGAGACATCAGGTTCAACAAATTCAGCACTTCGACCGGGAATTGTTGTATCTAAATTCATAATCTATCTTCCTCCTATTTCTTGATAAACGCCTTTTTAAGCTGATATTTCTTGTATTCCTTCTCTAATTCTGCCAGTGTGTATTCAGTAGAGTCTTCTGCTTTTAGCGAAGCTTTGAACCCTGCATAAGTTATGTTTGGTATGCCTTGGAGTTCTTTGAATACTATTAGGCTTATTTTCCCTTCTTGAGCTGGTTTAGTCTCTGTTTTCTTTTTACCAGTCATACTCATTCTACCTCCACATTCAAGTTGATGCTGTCGAATTCCTCTTCATCTATTCCATAATTTTCTTCTACCTTGAAAGCTACCTGGATATGTGCCTTCTTTAGAACTAGGGAATTATCATATTCAGGGGTTATCTTTTCAATGTCCATGTAGTCTTTATATCCACCCATAACTGGGCTTTTTCTAAGTACTTTGACAATAGCAGCTGTAATATTCTTCAGTAGCTTCATTGCCTCCAAGTATTTCACTTTTTTAATGCTGACTTCAAGGATATAGTACACTTTACGTTCATCAGAATCGTAACCTGGTGTGTCAAGATCATTATCGTAATTGTAGATCATGATCCTGCGTGGCTGTGGGGTTGTGACATTAGGTCCTGGAAAAACAATAGCGTAAGGTTTGAGAACTCCTACATCTAAAGATTCATCTGTTTTAGCATCGTCCAGGGCCTTCTTAATAGTTTCATCAAGGTCTGGATACATCCTAAATCCCTCCTCAAAAAAAAAGTTATTTATTTGGTTCCCATGGCGTTGGCTATTTCTTTCTGCATGATTTTAGGGAACATTGTTCGCATTGAACGCCGTGTAGGTTCCACATAAGGCCGTGGTTTAGCAGGGCCAACACTACGCCTGAAAATAACCTTACCGCCAATCTCGAATTTCAATGCAGCTGCACCAATATGCTTACCTAGATAACCAGTATGTTGTGTGTTTGGAGTAACTCGGAGTTTTGGATAAATAGGGCCACGGCCTTTCTCAAGAATTAAAGGATAGATTTCATTGGTGAAAACACCAACAGTCCGACTGTATTCCCCTGTTTTAATCCATTTAATGCTCCGTAGGATTTTCCCTGATTTGCTGTGAGGGCCATGGATGGCCTTCATCTGCCTTTCTCCAAACTTACCAGTTTCATCCAAACCCTTAAGAACTCCAGCTTTGACCTTAGAAGCCCGGACTTTATTAGCCGCTGCCAGGCTATTGATGTTGGAATCAATAGTAGTCCTAACTGACATGGTTACTCATCCAGGGTTTCACTGTTGATTGAAAAAACAGTTATTTGAGATCCACCTTGAGAATCATCATCCTCTGGGCTAATAGTCACGGATTTCAAAATAGCCTTAGCTTCACTTATCTTCCGATCCCCATATGTCGTGGGGTCCTGGTCTTCTTTTCCCTCAGTGACCTTAATCACATATTTATTGTAGAGTAAGCCCGCCGCCCAGGTAGCCACAGCCTCATCAACCAGGTCTGTTTCTGGTAGTTTAGCAACGTTTTCAAGTTCAATGTGCGCTGCTGCTCTGACTTTGGCCTTGGTAATGAATTTGGTCACTTCTTCTGTTGTGATGGTGTGGACTGATCCATCATCAACTTCAGGGTCTGGACCATCACTGGTGCTTTCTTTGAGTTCCCATCCCTGCAGTAGATCCAAGACAGCTTCAACAGTCACAGCCATTTTTAAATCCCCTTAAGGCATTGCAAATACTCTGTATTTTGCCCCGGTAGTGGCCGTAACGTTCACATTTGCAGAACCTTTTGTATAAGTGATTGTTGCCCCATCTGTACCAACCAAACTAGGAATGATTAACACAAGGGCAGGTTCTGCACTCAATCCATGAGCAATGCTCTGGGCAGTTCCATCTCCGGTCTGTTCTTCTGATAAGAAATAATTCATTTTATCAGAAGTGATGGCAGCAGCACCAACCTTATCATTTTCCACTGCACCATCGGCCAGTTCAGGGGTGTCTATAGAACCCGGGGCAACAGTACCTGCTTCAACTGAATCAATACGAGTATCAATTGCTACTAACTCTTTTTTAACCGCGTTGTACAATGCATTTACAGCACCAAATTTACTGAACACAATTTGCTTCCATTCAGGTAATGCCATGATATTTACCTCCTAAAAAAAAGATTAAACCAGCTATGGAGATGCAGCTGGTTTTGCTTTATTCAGGAACGCAACAGAGGTTGCATCCTCATCTTCGTAAGTACAATCAACTCTCATTGATAATACGTTTTTAAGCTGTCTCCAATCTATGTCTTTCTCGTTCTCGACCATTATGTCCCTTTTAGTTCCCCAGTACATGTTTTTGGGTTTGGTGAGCATTGCAGGTTTACCTACAACATTAGTATAGGTTGTGTCCTCAAAGGAAGCTATATCGACAACAGGAATACCTTTCCAGGCTAGGACATCTTTACCAAGAAGAGCATTATCCCCTGCAACTGTGGGCCTAGCGGCAACAATGTCAGAGTAAGCTTCTTCAACATCAGAATCAACATATAGCCTGTACATGTTCCTATTGATTTTTCCTGCTATGAATTTGCGTGGAATTGCATTATATAATGCTTTGAACAATGGTATTGGCCACATATCCTGTTCAGGGTCTGGATTGAAATCTTCATCGTTGGCCCCACTTGCAGATTCAAGACCATAGATTTTGTTACCTGCAGTTTTAAGCCATCCATCATTGATCGATAGAAGTTTACTGACTTTAGAAGTACTCCAAGTTATGGCCGTGTCTGCAAACATGAAGTATCTTTCAAGGTCTTCTTTTGCAGCTGCGCCGAAAAGCTCCATTAACGTATTTTCAAATGCATCCTGCTCCAGGTTGTCCTCTAGGGTTTCATAGTCAATCCTGAGTTTAGCGATGAGCTCTTTGGGGACTAGGCTGTTAGTTTTAACCTCTGCTCCTGCCTCATCAGCTTCAGGAACTACTCTTTTGTTACCTGATGCGTCCTGACCAGGTGTTACTATGCCATCGGCCATGTCCACCCGGCTGATTGCCAAGGAATCGCCATTAACTTTTTTATAGGTAGCTTCACCAAGAACAGGACTATTCTCCCTCACAACTCGGATAAAAGCACCTAATTTCTCAACAGGTAGTTTACCATCGCCGAGTGAAGCCACATCGACGATCTTAAAACTACCGTTGTTCATCATTAAATCGTATAGTTTGTTTGATGCTACTGCCATCTTATCATCCTCCTTATTCTTCTTTAGGCCTGCCGTTACGTTTCAGACCAGCCTGAGAGTAGAAATCATCATCTGATTTGGTTGCAGAACCTGTACCCTCTTCATCATCATCTTGACCTTTCATCTTCTGAGATTCTGCAGGAATCCCTAATTTTTCACTAATTTTTTTCTGCTGGTCCAGGATGCTTTTAATCACAGGATTGTCTTCCAGTTTCTCGGCTGGCTCTTCACCTTCCTGTAATATTTGGTCTCCGCATTCTGGGCAGAATTTAGCTGCACCTTTGATTTCATGGTCACATTTAGTGCATTTGATTGCCTCAGTGGCAGGAGTATTCTTGCCTGGAGGGTCTGTTTTTTTATCTGCTTCAGGCAATTTCTCTTCAATTGCCTCGATTTTTTCAGAAATGGGTTTAACTTTTTCATCAAATTTTTTGTCTACAGTATCGCCTACTAATTTGGCTAATTCTTTTTCGTCCATATCATCTACCTCCTTATCTGCTGAAGGCCTTTCGCCTTCCGCTTTTTTAAGTAATTTTTTAACATTGTCCAGTGCACTCTGGGCTTTGTCGTGTGCTTTCTGTAGTGTTGTCAGTGTGGAATCGCTTATACTGCGGCCTGCCTTCTCTGATGTGGGGCAGGTTTTAACACTGGTAAAAATAGCATTAGGTACACAGGGATTGTCAACAATTGCAACAATTGGTGGAACCGGGTCATCAATATCTTTAATCAATGTACGTTTAACTGATTCTAAGTAATCTAACAATGGATTCATGCTTTTGGAAGCTGTTATCTTTTCCATCAGTTGTGTTGCATGCTCCCTAGGGAGGTAAGTTCCACTGAAACCTTTGTAGGTTCCATCTTCGATTTTCTGCCAGACCTCGTCATCAGTGATTTTAACTGTAGACATCCAGGTACCTTTAGGGAGAGTTACACTTTCCCCTTTAACGTTTGTGTAGGTTTCTTCACTCTTAAGAGTCCAGTTCTTGATTGATGTTCCTATCTGGTTTCCTGTTGCCCCGAATAAGTGCATTTCATCTGCTATCCTGTATTTATCGTATTCTTCACAGAATTTAGCGACTTCATCTTCACTGAAGATTTTTTCGCCACGTTTAAAATCGCAGTCTGCACATCCTGGCAACATTACGGGTCCAGTTACTTCCTGTTTAACATCGTCTTTTGTAACGAACAATCCTTTTTCTACTGGATCATACGTTAATGTTTGAGTGACTTCGACAGCATCGCCTAATATTATTTTGCCTTCTTCATCAAATTCGAATGACATTTTGAAGTATTTGTTCATGTCATAGTTTTCGATAATTGTTTCTCCAGCAGTTATTGGAGGGTCTGGGATTATGTCTACTGGCCATGTGCTTACTTTGTTTCCGGCTGGTCCTGAGTTGTATTTTTCATTGATTGCTCCCCTTAACTTGTTTTCTACATCTCTGTAGCTTCCAGGGGTTGTCATCCTTTTGTGGCTTTTTTGCTTTGTCAAAATCAATTCACCTCCATTTAAGATTAATAAAAATTAGAAAATCATTTTTTAAACTCTTCAATATTAAGAGTATAATTCACGAAATCTACTCCACCTTTGAGAACTCCTTTAAAAATCAGTAATTGGGCTCCGGTTAGTTCTCCTTTGGCTAGTTGTAATTTATTTGCTAACTCTTTGATTAGTTCTGAGAATTCTTTATCCTCCATGGATTCACCTCCATTTAAGATTAATTTAAATAATGTTAGTTCTGAAAGCCTGAGGAGGCACTCGTAGCCCCACCTTCCGGGTTACAAATCCGGCACTCATCTACTTGAGTTACACAGGCAAAAACAAAAAAAATAGGAATCTAAATAGCAAAAACCAGATTTTTATTAACCTGTTCCATCTGCCCAGTCACCATATTCAAGAACTCACCAGGGTCACTGGCCTTCTCAGCAGGATCGCTGGCAGCAATATTACTACAATGACATAGGACATGGATAGGAGCCCAAGCAGTCAAATCATCAATCTCATAAGGATTATTCGCCGCCTTGGCCTTACAGTCAGGACATAAACGTTTCCATGGAGTATTCACCAATTCATAATGAGTTACATCGTACTGTTTGAATGACATGTATAGGCCCTGGTGTCTGGCCCTGGTGGACTCAGTATGTGCCTGGAGCTTTGCACGTTCAGCAATAGACCAAACCCGTTTACCTCTCTGTAATGGTACAAGGTCAGGGACTTTCTCAATACGTTTAGCTATCTCCTTAAGACCACGGTCCCGGGCCACACCCTGCCAGACCTCCCGCCTTACTCCTGCGGCCAGGTCATCAGTTAATTGTCGTATTAATTCAAAATTGTAATTAGTCAAGTGGTACATTGCATTGGTATCGGAAGCTCCAACAAAAGCTTTAACTCCCATATCACTAAATCCAGCTGTCTTACCTGCTGTGTAAAACTTCTCAGTGTAAGTTCTAATATCGGGTACGGCTTCCTGAATAATGTTATCAATGTCAGGATAGATCTGCCGGAGGTATTCAAAATTAAGATCAGTATTTTTACTGGCGGCTAGAACATGTTCTTTTGAGATAGTGACATGTTCAGCAAGTAATGAGTCAATTAACTGCCAGAACTCCTTTGCTCCAGCTATTTGGAAATCTGTGCTCACTTCTTTGATGGCTACATTGTTAAATGCCAGGTTTCTTAGTTTCATTGCTGACATTCTGAGGAGACTGGCAGCACTTTTATTATCCACCGAATAGCCTCCTGAGTGGATGGTTCTGTGATTGTTCAGGATCTAGTTTATTGGCAATATCTTCCAGGATTTTAGCTACCTCTTCTGGCATCTCTTGGTTTTGTGGTTCAAGAGTAAGGGGGTTGCCATTAATGTAATAAGCATTCAGGGAGGGATGGTCTCGTAATTCTTCGGGGATTACTGTGCCATAACGGTCTGCAAAGCGGTCTGCAATTTGTAAAGGACTCATAGTCCCCATATTGAATAGGGCCTGTGTCATGTTCATTTCATGGCTTTCATCGTCAGTGTCAATCTCTTCAAACTTGATAGCCCAATCAGTTATACCGAATCCGCCTTTCTCTTTATCTCTCCAAATCACATATTTGTTGATTAGTGCTTCTAATCTTCGTTGTTTCGGTTTAATAGTGGTTGATTTATAGTTTTTAGCTGTCTGGGTGGATACAGTGTTCCCTCCACCCATGTTTCCTTTCTGGACTATCATGGCCCTGTATGGATCCACACGTTCAGCTGATACTACTTCATCCCGGTTTGCATCACGGTATAATCTGAAGTGACTATCTTTAATATCAACAGATAATTTCTCAAATGTGATTGTGACTGGTTGGGTGTCTGAACCTCCTTTACTGGGTATCATGAACACCATGTTCCCATGGGGGTTCTGTTTCACTTCTCTGAATCTATCCTCGATTGATTTCTGTAAAACTGATTTACCAGTTGGTTTACCCTCATCATCTAAAATAGGCTGGTCTTTGAAATTACCAGTGATATACACAGCATACTGTGGAGTTGCGAAGTTCTTGAAAAAAGTAAGATTATAGTTTGTTGCAGCCTGATCCCCTAGCATTGTACGGATTGCAGGTATACTGTCAGGGGTTCCATAATAGGATGTACCTGAACTATAATTAATATCATAAATTAATTCATTGGCTCTTTTTTCTTTTGGTAAACTGTTAAATTCCTTTTCTGACCCGTCAGTGTTGTCAATGTCTTTATCCATCTGATCTTTAACACTACGGTAATCTCCTATGAGTTTAAACCAGCGCCGGTTAATCCCATCCCAAGTGTGCATGAATCGGTTACCATCTTTGTGGATCCTGATGGTGTGACTAGGAATGTGTTCTAATCTTTGAGGTTCAGCTAGGGTCTGGCCTGCTGTTCGTATTACCTCTATGGCCAGCCATCCAACTTCTTCTTCATCTTGACATGCTCGGGTGAAAAGGTCTTCTGGAGTGGGATCACAATTCTGGAGAAATTGTTCTAGTATCTTTTTATTCTCCGGGTTGGATTTGTCCCCTCTTGGTACTATTTTAACTCCTAGCCCTGCTGTGTCTACTGCTTTGGTTTTAACTGCTGAAGAGTGGTAAGTGTTTATTTCTTTTAGGGATGTGAGCATCTTTGGAGGGTATGGTGGCCTCATTAGGTTGTAAAAGGAATAAGTGTTCTGGCCTTCTCGTAGTTGTTTAGATTCCTCTCCAGAGTTTGCTTTGGTTGCTATATCCTTCTTTGATACCTTCTTGTCAAACATGTCCTTATCAAATTCAAATTCATCTGATTTGAGGGCGAACTTGTCCAGTGTTTCTTTAAGGACTACACTGCCATCTCCGAGGGCTAAAGCAAATGGTTCCATAGTTTATAACTCCTAAAACTAATAAAAATTAAACGTAAATCTCAGCACCTTGATTAACCATGAAATAATTAGCCAAACCGGTCATAGTGTCCACGGTGTGGTCTTTGTCTCCTTCTTCACCTGTGAACTCAATCAGATTCTCAATGCACATCTTAATCTCTGCCATGGTCATGTGGTCTGTGTCAAATTGTATACGGTGTGCTTCGGCCATGACTTCCAGGTGGAATGCCCGGTCAAGTTTACTACCTGAGACTTTGTCTTTACGAATATCATGCCAAGCTAACTCATCTAAATCCATCAACTCTTGGATGAGCATTTTGGATTCACTGGCAGGTTCTTGTTCAATTATACTCACAACGTCCAGGCCATCTTTCTTGGTTGTGGATTTGTATTTGTAGAGGGATTGTTTGGCTGTGAGCTTATCGTAAACTAGGCAGCGGAAGGTGAGTTTGTTTTCATTGTATGCTCCTCTCATCCCAGCGGTTTCGTCTCCATCTTCACCAGATGCACCGAAATCCCAGTACCGGGCTTCATTGAGTAGGTTGGGTAATTTTTTAGAATTAGTTAAAACGCTTGCGAGAAGTTCTCCACGTTCATCAAAGAAATATTCACGTTTGAATATCTTCCCTTCACGTTCCAGTGGCTCTCCTTGATAAATAGCATTGAATCGGAATGAACCCATGTCCTTTTTTATTTGTGCCAGGTCATCCTCATTCATTATCGCCGGACAAAGTGCCTCTCCAGGTTGTCTACCCAGGATGTCATCTTCTTCAGCCAGGGCCGGGAGGTTAAGTACCACCCATGTTCCCATGGGTATGCTTCCACCATTTCTTAATATCTCAATGGCTTCACGTGCATCTATATGTGGTTCTCCAGGGTCTTCTTCTGTGAAGCCATGAAGTATCTGTCCAGCTAAATCTTTTTTACTTAAACGCTGAGCATCATAAATTATCCAAGGATATTTGCCTGTGATGAGATCTTTATCCAGTCTGGTTTTCCATTCAGTGTAATAAGTATCATTCAATTCCTGCTGATGGGTTTTACTATTAGCCTTCTTAAATCCTTTAGTAGGGTCATCTATTATCAGCCCATTTGCCCCTTCACCTAAAAGTCCACCACCAAGTCCAGCAGTGAACAACCCTCCATCATGGCCTTCTATGTCCCACCTGTAACTTGCCTGACTATTCTTATCTAATTTAATCTCATTATCCACAAGAACATGTTTCCCCTCCTCGGTTAACATCTCCTTGACAAATAGTTTCTTACCATAATATGATAACAACTGTTTACTTATACGGCCCCATTTAGCACTGAAACTAGCCCTGTGGGTTACTAATATAATACGAAGGTCTGGGAAACTACCAAGGAACCATGTTAAAAAATACTTACTGATAAGCCATGTTTTCCCATGCCTTGGCGGTGCGAATAACATTAACCGGTTGAACCTACCATCAACCAGGTACATTAAAAGTTCTACAATTAAAATAAGATGTTTAAATGGAATCCAACGGCCATTACTGGACTCTATTGCAAAAGTACCTGGGCCTAATGGAAACTCATCATTTATCAATTTCTCGGGTTTTGTTGACGGCATTTAAAACCTCGAGCTCATGATCAATGTGTTCTTGAGAACAAATTATTCTCTTAGTAACTTCATACTTGCCTTCACTCTGGATTTTAGTCTCAGTCTTATCTGTGGCCTCATCCTGCAACAGTAAAGCTAACTTCACAATCTTATCAACATCACTAACCGATTTAATCTCAACCGGAACCTCACCCGCATCCACCTTAGCCTTCCAATCATTGAATAACTTGTGAACATAAGACAGGTAATTGGCCTTATTGTCTGCAATCGTGGTGTTGGTCTTCTCTTCCACTCTTTTTCCAACATCAATGTTGCGGAGGTGGACCCTTTCTTTCCATCCTAATTTTTTATACCAATTCCAAAATGTCCGTTCAGATATCTGAAACTTTTCTGCAACTAATCTGCAATTTTCTGCAGATGCAGCACCACCCAACTGGTAAAAGTAATCGAATGCGTCAATGTGTTTCTGTTTCTCTCTCATGATCTCCCCTTCTTTTCTGTTGATTAGTTCTCTTGTGCTCTTCGACGCTGCTTAAGACCATGATTATAGATCATATGGATCTTAGGAGGGGATTCCGTATAGTTTTAAAATTCTTGCAGATGAAGGAATATGAAGAGGACCATGGTTACGTGAGGGAAACAATACTGATCTTCACAGATCCTGACTTGGAAGTAGAAAATTATCAAAAAGTAATGGACATGATGTGTGGTTACACTGGAAATAGTGGTGAAGTAATAGACATTAAAATCTTTGAAAATGAAGAAGGACCCGGAGCAATAGTATGGGTAGTTATAATCTGTTTTAAAAGTTTACTTAGATTGTTAAAAGTTAAAGATGAAAAATATTCTAGTTTTATTGAGAAACACAAGATTGGTCTACAAAAATACTATAATAACATTGGCAATAAATCAAAAAGGATCAAATGATCTAATAGTATCCAATGATTTTAATTTTCTTTTAATTTTAAACCTAATATTTGGCGATTGAATTTGACTGAAAAAATTATCAATATGTCTTATTTCCCCATCAGATAAACCGTAACCAGTAGCA